TGTTAGGTTTGTTTAATTTATTTATAAAAAATCAGATTTGTGATAATTCTCTACCTGCCAGACCTGTCCACTTACATCTACTAATTGATTTTCTTCTTCGCCATTATTTATGAAGCCAAAAGGAGTGATTTCCTCTTCAATCATTTTGATTCTTGCTTCGTACAATTCTTTTCGTATATTAATGTTTGTCAACTCCTTAAAATATGAATTTGTTGTCAACCACGAAAATAACACTAACGGCATAACTAAGTCATCGTGATATCCCTCATCAGCAGAATAACTATTCTTTCTTTCGATGAATGTTGAAATTTCTGCTATAGTATCAGCGTCTGTGATAATAAGTTTTTTCTCTTCAACCATTGATTTAAAGTTAGAACACCCAATGCGTTTAACTTTCTTGTCTGTAATAACACCTAGCTGTGTCTTACCCCCACCAAATCCCCCATTGACAACTTGCCCTTGAGGCGTTCGGTTAACTGATATAATATTTTCATATTCATATTCTGCATAAAGAATCTCTGCAACTTGTTCTGATGAATTAATTTCAATCAAAACGTATGCTTCATTGTATTCTTTGCCAATTCTGTAAAGTACTGATGGATACAGAAGTGGGCTGATTTGATTGTTTCTATACTTACCCACAATTTTATATGGCATTTGACTTATGTCAATAATCTGAAATGCTGAATAATCACCACCGACACCTTTAGCGGTATCTGCAACGATACAGTATGCATGATCTTTTTCAACCTTCTCATAAATGTCAAGCCCATCTTTCTGATACATGATAGGTTTAGCAGACATTTGTGCAATAGAGTCTGAAGCAATTAGCGTCAAACTAGAACCTAAGAAGTTACATAGAACTTCTTGATTGAACTTTAATTCGCCAAGTAATCTTCTTTGTTCGGATGCCCACTTCTCATCACGTCCTGGAATCTCCCAATACGGAATGAATAGATTGACAAACCCATTTCTATCGCTTTCAGCATCATTCCAGAACTTCCAGAAGTGGTTGTATCCGAGTGGGGTAGAACTTAACAGAATCTTTGTTGTTTCACCAGCAGAAATCGTAGGATAAACTGAGGTGAAGAATTGTTCTGCTACATTGTTCGGTATGATAGCGGCTTCGTCAACGTACAATAAGTTAACTGACTTACCACGAATACCTGATGCGCTTGTTGCGGCTGTGAATACAATTGATCCATTCTCTAAAGCAATGTCACCTTTGTTCCAAGTAGTCACGCCTTGCTGTAACCATGTGGGAAGATTCTCATACATGATCTGATAGCGATATAAAACCTCTCTAGCGGCAGTCGCTTTGTTTGCTAAAATTGCTACAGTCTTGCTTCCTTGAAACAATGTGTACCAAAGAATGTAGGCAGCCGATGTTGTTGTCTTACCTTGCTGGCGCCCTTCCATAAGAATAACTTTACGATTCTCATGGATGACTTTTACTTTATTCTTTTGGCAATCATACAGTTTGAATGCCTGAAGCCCATGGTCTAGCGTGACAATCTTACAATAACTTTCAATGAAGTATATCGGATCGTCAGCGCATTTAACGTATTCTTCAATTTCGTCTTTTGTGAAGTTGAGTGGTACGCCAGATGCTTTTAGATTAGAATTTCCTAAGTAGGATTTTGCTGTCATCTCTTGCCAATTAATTTCTGTAATTCTGCTGTGCTACCAACAAACAACGCATTAGTGACATGCTGTGGTTGTTGTGTGTCATCTTTTTTAGATTTCAAGTCTTTTACTTTTTTACCCAAGTCTAACAAATCTTTGTTAGTGTCTGATAACGTTTTAATCAACTGTCCAACAACTTCATATGCTCTTGGAGACTCACCTTCTTTTGCTAAGAAGATAATATTTTCCATAGCAACTTTGCCTTGCTCAATGAATAGCTTTAGATTCTCTCTTGCATACTCATAGTCGGCATCAATAGATTCATCGTTTGGTGCACCAGTAGAAACAGGTTCTTTAGTTTGTTCTACTACTACGGGTAGTGCTTGTTCAACAATCTTACCTTGCACATCAAATATGTCATTTAATTTATCATCAACAGTTTTTTTCATATTAAGGTTTGTATCCATTGTCATTAGTTTGTGTTTCACTTACATTGAACTCTGCATCACCAGTAAACGTTTGTGTAGATATAATTGCTCTGTCAACAGTCGGACCATCTAAAATAAGATTAACGTCATCTTTAATAATGTACTTAAACTTATTGACAGGTCCAAATAGATATCCTTTAACAATAAAATCTAGTTGCCATGTCTGAATTCTACGTGAATCAAAGTCACCCTCATATGAATCATCTGAAGTTACTGATTGCAATTCAATTGGAACGTCCATATTCAAACTCAACTCAGGCACCATCTTCATTGTCACAGTAAAGTCTGGCGTAAAGAATGGTACAATTTGTTCTACAATTTGTGTTCCGTCTTCTGTATTTTTAACAAGTACGTGTAGTGTGAAGTTAAAGTCGTATGGAACTGGTGAGTACATATAGTTAAAATCTATACCGCCAGTGTTAACGCCTTTAGTAATCTTATGTCCTGTGTTTAGTTTACGGCTTGGTGCATATGACATACCAGTGAATTCAAAACCTAATCTAGGCAAAGTAGCGCCAACCTCACGATTTAACGTAGGGTCACTCAATACTCTTTGAATAAACTTTTGTTTTGGTCCGTATTCAATAGGCACGTTTAACGTTTGGATTTTAGTTCCCGTGTCATTGTATCTGTCAACTTGAATTTCGTTGAATAGATTACCAAACATGATTACGTAACGTCTTAGCGTTCCGTGATAGAAGTCGTGTCCGAACATCATATTAGAAAGTCCTTGTTGATGCGAATGGGTTTTGTTCTGAGAAGTCTAGAATATCATCATCAATGATTTTTTGTCCAATTGCTTCATTGTCTGCGGCAACTTCGGCTGCGACAACAACATTGGCTTCATTGATAATGAATGTACCATCTTCAAGTAACAACAAGAAGTTTTCTTCATCCAACATTTTCTCATTGTTAGCTGTTGACATGCTGTACTGTGTTTCAATGTTGTCAATGTCAGTAACTTCAGTATCAAGACGTTCGCTAGAGTATTCAAATCTATCACAACGCATTTCGTATGTGTATAGTCTTCCTAATTGAAAGAAGTTCTCAATGTTTTCTGTGAATTTGATTTCGTACATGTACCCAAGCATAGGAATCCAAATTAAGTCTCCCTCTCTTGGTCTTAGAATGCTTGCGTAGTCGTATAATTGTTCATCTAGTAAATATTCACCATCTTCATTTTTTATATTGTATCCATACTCAGTTATGAATGATGGCTTCAATGATTGCGTGAATCTCTTCTGTGCAACAACGAACGTAATCGATTCATCAATTTGCAAACCAAACTTAGACAAGAAATCTTCTTGTCCTTGAAATCCATCAAAACTCTTGATATACAATTCTAATTCAAGTGCATCATCAAAAATCATAGACGCATCTTCACCGTAAATCATATCCAAATTTACGTGCGTTCTTGGTAAGTAATAACCATCTACACCATAAATCTTGATAGATTCTATGACTAAATCTTCAACAAGATTTTGTTCCTGCTTGACAGGAGTGTACTGATTAAAATAACGATTACGTGCCATGGTTATCCTAGCATGTCAGTAACAGGTAAAGAATATGAACTAATCATTTCAGCTTCTATAGCTTGAATTTCATCCGTAGCTTCATCCCATATCTTTTGCCCGTTAAAAGAAACTCCTCCTGGCATGGAGATACCTTCAAACTTTTTCAAGTTTTCTCCCCATTGTTTTTTAATCAATGCAGTAGTGTATCTTTGCAACCATCTGTCATTGTACATATCTGTGTGTGTATCTGGATCGATTTTTTGATATGCTTCAATAAGCATGTATTCACCTAGCACAATCTTTTCGCCCCAAGCAATGTCTACATATAACTTGTTTGAATGTCTCTGAAATCTGATACCTTGTTTACCAACAAATAGTTCTTCGGCTAAAGCAACGTTTTGCAATGCCATGTAGTATGGTGCAAATGGACCAGTATTGAAAGCAAACAAATCGTTCAATGCAATCTGATATCTCAAATTGAACAGATTGTTTGTAGAGTAACTGTTACCAATTGGAAGAATATTCGTGACACCAATAACCGAGTCTTCAATAGATAGATACTTATTGTCGATATCAGTTTGTGTGACTTGTCTTGCTAGATAGACTTTTTCTGTTGCATCGTAGTGATAGTCGTAGTAGTATGAGAATGCCATTTCAATACAATCTTCAACTTGATCGTCATCTACGTTTATCTCTAAGAGTGGCGCACCTAATCGTCTAAGACAGAATTGTTTTAATTCTTCTCTTGATGCTGGTTTGCTAG